AGTGGATCGCGGCGGGGGTGGATGTCGTCTGTAGTCCGGTCAACGAAGAGGGCAAAATCATGCGGGCCTCAGAGTGGATCAAGATCCATACGCACGCCACCTCGCTGACCAGTGATCCGGCCATTGAAGAGGATTATGTCAAAGGGATCAACGTGCGGGATGGACAAGTGATCCATGAGTTGGGCTCAGCCGTGTTCAATACCTATCGCCGTCCCACCTTGGAACCAGGTGATGCCCGGTTAGCGGGGCCGTTTCTAGAGCACTGCCAGCGGTTGTTCAATCAGCCAGGGGATAGTGACCAATTCCTGAACTATATGGCGCATCGGGCCCAGAAACCCTGGGAAAAACCACGGTTTGCGCTCTTGCTGGCCGGTGGGCAAGGCATCGGGAAGGACACGATGATTGAGTTTTGCTGTCCCGCCTTTGGCGAGTGGAACGTGGCGAACATCGAACCCGCTGCGTTTGAAACCAACTACAATGACTATGTGGCGGCCACGCTGATCCGCATCAATGAGGCCAGCAATCTGCATGAAATGTCGAAATGGGCCTTCAACGAACGCACCAAAGTGCTCATCGCCGGCACCCCCGACACGGTGCGGGTGAACCCGAAGTACGGGCACCAGTATACGGTACGGATGTATTGCGGCGTGGTGATTACGACCAACAATTTGGCCACCGGGCTGTATATCCCGCCGGATGATCGCCGGTATGATGTGATTGACTGCGCGACGTTGGAGGACATGGGATTGGGGGATGCGACGGTGCGCGGGCCGTACTTCGATAATCTGTGGGAGTGGTTCCATGCCGGGGGCAACGCGCATATCTTGGCGTTCCTACTCGACCGAGATTTGTCCCATTGGTCGCACAACCGGGGGCAACGCAAAACGGCAGCGCACCGTGAGGTGATTCAAAGCAACGCACGCCAAGATGATTGGCTCGACGACATCCTGGACGCTATGAACTACCCCGACTATGTTCGCGCGGATTGGGTTACAGATCGGGCCGAAGGGAAGGGGGAGAAAAAAGGCGACGTGGTACGGAAGCTCTCCCCCACGATGGGAAGGATGGGCTACACACGCTACGTTAACCCAGGGACGAAGGACGGACGATGGAGGGTAAACGGGACCAAGTTTGTCCTCTACATTCGTGAGGGAGTCGTGCCAGAAGAGAATTTCTTGGACAAGCTCATTTTGCCAGGGGAAAATCCGAATAGCACGGCCCACTAGTCCCGGACTAGTTCGGCCTTGTTTACCTAGTATTTATATCAAAATAAATAAAGTAGTAAGAGGAATTTTAATTATTAATAGAATCCTAGGGCAACAAGGCCACACTAGTCCGCGAAAACCACCGTGCATATGTTGGAATCCATGTCAACACATTCGCGTGCATATGTTGGAATCCATGTCGGTGTTGTGATGAGCTGGGGTGAATGGGGCGCGCAAAATCACGATTGGGGGATGGGCGCTCATAGTTTATGATGGGGTGCTCATAGATTGCGTGCGCGAGAGAAATTCACAAGCAGCTTTACTTCCATGTGAAGACAGGGTAAAAGCCTCACTATGGCAGAGAATGAGCTGACAGTAGAGAATACATCAAGTGCGCAAGAGAACTCACTTCACCGCAAAGGTGGCCGGCCAAAAGGCTCCCGCAACAAAGACAAACTTCAATTACAAAAGCGCATCCAAGACCATGGGCGTCCCATTTTTGCGCGACTCCTTCATTGGATTCGCTGCAACGATGGCCAAGTGTCGCTGGCCGCCATCAAATTGGCCTTGGCGTATGGCTATGGCAAACCCCCAGATCGCTTGATGATCAGCAACGAGAATGGCAAACCCTTTGTGGTGGCCATGGCTGAGCCCGTTGAGACGTTTGAGGATTGGGAACGGCTGGTGCGCGAAGCCGAGACCATCGCATCCAACACTGATGCCGGTAACTCTTGAAGGGGTTGAGTATGACGTTGCCTGGGCCCCTCAACCTGGGCCGCAAACACTGCTGGTCCGGTGCCCAGCGTCCCAACCCTTCCCACATTGCCCTCCTGAACAACGCAACAATCCAGCGTTTCGCGGCATTGTGGAAATCTTCTTTGGGGGTGCGCGTGGCGGCGGCAAAACCTCTGGCACACTCGGGAAGTGGACACGTCACGCCAATCGATGGGGGCGCTACGCCAAAGGCATCCTCTTCCGACACACTTACGATGAGCTGGAAGAAGTCCAAGATCAAGCCAGAGTGGTGTATAGCCGCCTGGGCGCCCATTATCACAATGGCAAACGACGATGGGAATTCCCCAATGGGGCCAGCCTCAAGTTCCGCTACATGGAGCAGGATAAGCACGCGGACCACTATCAAGGGCATGCCTATACGTGGCAAGCGTGGGAAGAGATTAGCAATTGGGCCACGCCAACCGGCATTGATAAAGTCAGCGCCACCTTGCGGTCATCCAACAAAGTGGAGTGCGAATGGATCGCCACAGGGAATCCTGGGGGCCGTGGACACAACTGGGTCAAAGCGCGGTTCGTGGACCCGGCGCAGGCCTTGCGCCCATGGTTTGATCCCATCACCAAGAAGTGGCGCATCTTCATCCCAAGCAAACTCTCGGATAACAAAATCCTCATGCGCAGTGACCCTGGCTACGCAGATCGTTTGCGCGGGGCGGGGCCAGAGTGGTTGGTCAAGGCCTGGTTGGAAGGCCTGTGGAATATCGTCGCCGGGGGAATGTTTGATGATTTGTGGAACGAGTCCATTCACGTCATTCCGCCCTTTGTCATCCCGCGCACATGGACGGTGTATCGGGCCTTTGACTGGGGAAGCAGTGCGCCCTTCTCGATTGGGTGGTGGGCGATTGCGGATGGGGACTCTGTCGAGTTGCCGAATGGGACCATCTTGCGCTTTCCCAAAGATACCCGCATTCGTATTGGGGAATGGTATGGATGGAATGGGACGGATGCGAACAAAGGCATCAACCTTGTGGACACGGTGATTGCGCAACGGGCCATTGAGATTGAACGTGCGATGATGAAGGCGCACAAGTTTCAAATCGAGGAAGGGCCAGCCGACCCATCCATCTTCAATGTGGTCAATGGGGCCAGCATTGCCGGGGCGATGGGCGCGGTGGGCTTGTCCTTTATTGCCGCCCCTACCGGCAGCGGGTCACGCGTGGCTGGATGGGAAGCGATGCGACGACGATTACAAGCCTCAATGAAGCAACCCATGGAGGAGCCTGGGTTATTTGTCTTCAATACGTGTCGGCAGTTCATCCGAACCGTGCCGGCATTGCCGCGCGATACGCGGAAGATCGAAGATGTGGATACCGCATCGGAAGATCACATTGGTGATGAAACCCGCTATGCGCTCACGTACGCACGTCGTGAAGTGCAGATGCTCAAGCTCATGGGGGCCTAGATGCCAATTGACACAACACACGCTGAGTATAGTGCGCGCGCAGATCAATGGCGACGATGCCGCGATGCCTTTGCGGGTGGTGATGCGGTCAAGGCCCAAGGGGATCGGTACTTGCCGCGGTTGGATTCACAAACGCAAGGGGAGTATGACGCCTATGTGTTACGGGCCTTGTGGTATGGCGCCACCGCACGCACAGTCGAAGGTCTCACGGGGGCGGTGACGCGCAAAGACCCGAAGTTTGATGTGCCGGATGCGATGTTGTCGCACCTGGATGATATCACCTTGACGGGTCAACCCTTGACGATCTTCACCAAGTGTGTGTTCATCGACTTGCTCCAAACGGGGCGTGTCGGCGTCCTGTTGGATCGCCCTGGGGAAGTAGATCCTGCCAAAGTGGACAGCACCCGCCCCTACTGGACGACCTATTGTGCCGAGCAAATTATCAATTGGCGTATCACGGTGGAGAATGGCAAGCAAGTCCTCGTGATGCTCGTGCTCAAAGAGTCCTATGAGTCGGTGGATGGCGAGGATATGTTTGAAACCGAACAACAGGACCGCTACCGAGTCTTGCTAATGGATAGTGGCGCCTACATTCAGCATGTGTACACCAAAGCAAAGGATAGTGAGGAATATACCGTTGAGGAAATCCGGCCCACGTTTCGCGGCATGCCGCTGGACTTTATTCCCTTTTGTTTCTTTGGCATCAAAGGCCTTGAGCCGTGCCCAGAGAAACCCCCGTTGCTAGATTTGGCCGATGTGAATTTCTCGCACTATCGCTCCAGCGCGGATTTGGAGCATGGCCGGCATTTCACCGCGCTGCCAACACCATGGATTGCGGGCTTCCCCAAGGATACAAAATTGCGCATTGGCTCCACCGTGGCGTGGGTGTCCAGCGACCCCCAGGCGCATGCCGGGATGTTAGAGTTCACCGGCCAAGGCCTCACCGCGTTGGAAAAAGCGATGGAGTCGAAGGAACGCCTGATGGCCGTGCTTGGGGCGCGGATGCTGGAGGAACAAAAGCCCTCGGTGGAAGCGGCGGCCACCCTGACGCAGCGGTATTCAGGGGAGCGTAGCACTCTGCAATCGATGGCCATTGTTGTGGGGCTGGGGTTGACGCAGGTCTTGCGATGGCATGCGACGTGGATGGGCATCAAGGATACGGACAAGATCAATGCCGAGTTGAACAGCGACTTTATGGCGACCCCAATGACCGGCCCAGAGTTGACCGCGTTGTTCCAGGTCTACCAAGGGGGTGGGATCAGCTATGAGACGTGGTACTGGAATTTGCAACGCGGGGAAGTGGCGCGGCCTGATGTGGATGCAGAAGATGAAGAGGCCTTGATTGAGGAAGAGAGTGCGAAGCGATTGATTGAGGAAGTCAACGCGATGGTCAATGGCAATGGCAACGAAGACGAAGATCTCAACAAGTCGGACAACACTCGCCAGCCAGCTGTCGCGTAAGTTCATTGGGCACGATGTTAACTTACAGCGATTGCAGGCGGACCAACGGCGCACGGTGTTCAAAGCCTTGAAGAAACTTGAGGCAAAATTGGTGAACAAGATCGCCCAGCATGTTGGCGCAGAGACTTTTACCTTGGAACGGAATCGCGCCCTGCTACGAGAAACACGCAAAGTGATTCAAACCGCGTATGACGACATCGCCCAGGACCATGCGGAGATGTTAGTGGATATGGGCGCGTTTGAATTAGAGGCCACCGCCAAAGTGGTCAATCGCAATCTCGGGGTGGATCTCTTTGCCGTGGGTGTGCCGCGCACCGTGGTGGAATCAATGCTGAGTGAGAACACCGTGTTTGGAGCCCCATTGCAGTCCTACTGGGCACAACAGTCGGCCTCTCTGCAAGCGAAGTTTGCGGTGGAGATGCGCGCAGGGGTCTTTGCGGGGGAGACCACGGGCCAATTGATCCAGCGGGTGCGCGGGACCAAGAAGAATCAGTTTCAGGATGGCCTCATGCAGACGACACGGCGTGGGGCAGAAGTTGTTGTGCGGACCAGTGCCCAATCGATTTTGAACGATGCGCGGATGGCAGTGTTCCAAGCCAATGCCGATGTCATTGATGGGGTTCAGGCTCAGGCGACGTTGGATGATCGCACATCGGATATTTGTATGGCGCGGTCTGGGTTTGCCTGGACACTAGATGGTGATCCGATGCCCGGCACCGATACGGATGAAACTTTCCCTGGACCGCCACCGTGGCACCCGAATTGTCGCACCACGTTGATGCCGGTTGTGAAGAGTGTCGGGGACATCATCGGGGATAAATCGATTGATACACAAATCCGTAAGGAGGTGGAGAAACTCCCCAAAGCCACGCAGGCCTCGATGACCGGCCAGGTGGCGGGGCATTTAACCTATGAGGAGTGGTTACGGGACCAATCCAAGGCCGTGCAGTTGTCGGTGTTGGGCCCTGGCCGGCTGGCCTTGTGGGAAAAGGGTGATATCAGTTTGCGGGATCTCATCGATCAACGTGGGAATCCGTTGACCCTGAAGGAACTCCAGAAGCTATGATCGGTCATCATATTATCCAGTGTACGTGTGGAATCGTTTTGCAGCAATGCCGATGTGCGATGCCGCATAAAGAGCGCATCATTGTGGCGAACGCGTGCGATGTGTGCGCAAAACCATTTTTGAGCAGAAGGGAGCCTTCTGCAAAACAACAAGGAGCACGGTCATGTTAAAAGCCATGTTGGCAAGTTTGGACGGGTTGGATGAGGCCACCAAAGGTTTGTACAAGAAGACCGAGAACGGCTTCATCCTCGACGTGGAAGGGATGGTCGATAAGGCCAAGCTCGATGAGTTTCGGACCAATAATACCGAGTTAAAAAAACAACTGGATTCGATGAAAGAGGAGTTGGCGAAATTCTCAGGGGTTGACTTGACCAAGTATACTGAGGCCATGAAGGCCATCGAGAATGACCAAGAGAAGAAGCTCCTCAAGGATGGGAAGATTGATGAAGTGATCAATTTGCGCACCGAGAAGATGCGCCAAACGTATGAGGATCAGATCAAGGCCAAGGATCACGCCATCAAGAAGGTGCAGGATGAGCGAGATGGCGCATTCAAAGATCGCGACACCTACATTGTGGATAGTGAATTGCAACGCGCTGTGGGGGACCCAGAGATGGGCTTCCAAGCCAATGTGGGGTCGATGCTCAAAGCCGAAGTGCTCAAGAACTTTGTATACAAAGATGGGAAAGTGGTGCGCGTGAAAGAGGATGGCTCCGTGGTGTTTGGGGCGAAGGGGGAGCCGGTGACGATTGGGGAGTATTTGCAGGATGTGGCCAAGGAACACCCCTACTTGGTGAAGGCCTCCACGGGTGGCGGCGCACGTAACAACGGCAACAATAGTCAGCCGGGGGCGAAAGTGATGAAGCGGTCAGAGTTTGATGCCATCACAGATGCGTCGCGTAAAGCCAAGGTGGC